GGTATAATTACCCTAGCGCAGCGAAGTCGTGTTGCGACTCGGCTGCGAGTGCCTCTAGTGGCTCGCATCTGAGATCATCCCGCGGAAAATTTGGATGGCGTAGACTTGAGGACGTATGTATGTGGATGTGTTTTGTCGAAGGAACGCCAGCTTTGAGGGCTGACACCCCATCGGGTTGGTAATTCATATATGTATGTTCGGGGGGTCTACGTCATTAGGTCTTCAAGAGGTTTGAGTATTTTGTAAACTAGGTCATTCGACCGAAATGGTATCTTCCTAGCAGAAGTATAATCTTCTTTAAGGATCAATGTTTGATCACTAGTTCTGGATATCGGGGGTTTATAGGGTACAATGATAAGCTTGAATAAGCCTAAATGGTTCTCCCACCATAGCCTTCCAAGGCTGGCTGCGGCCCTCATCTGAGGAAACCGAAGTTTAAGCGGAGTTTAAGAGTATAATAGAAAAGTCACAAACACTACTAAATTTATCTTCGATAAGTCTAGTCGCGCTTGGAGTTGACTGTTAGGCTCTTATGCTTCTCTTAATGCCATGCTCAAGGTAAAACTTGGGCGACCAGCAGTCGGTCACATTATACCAATGTTACCAACGCTGGGGTTGAGAATCAATAGATCAAATGTTAAAGTGATAATTGTGACTATGGCGTCTTTTTACCGTTTGTATAAATCGAGTGGTATGACCTTTTTGGTTATATACCTTAAAGGTTGCCAATCGCTTTTGCAGCAGTATTTAGGTGGTCATAGAATACGGGATACGGGCTCCTTTGGAGCTCGTATCTCACGGACGCATTCTGGATGCCCAACAATAATCCCTGCTCTTCATCGGCAGCGGATTCGGAGTGGTGATATTCCAATAATTAAGTTATGGATGACTCTCTTTGCTCTATATAGAGTTTTAGATTGCCGTCGTAAGCTTAATTTGAAGTCTATCACCGCCGAAAGTACGATGCCAGACTGGCTAATAGGACGCTTTAGTGAATTCGTTACTAAGCACTTTACTTATGCTATTGGTCAATTCCCTCAGACTGATCCCAGTCTGAAGAATATTGATATGGCACGAGTTAGAGGAGCTAACTGGTCTAGTATTAACTTTATGAAGGGAATTCGGGGGTTACCTTTTATGATTTCTTCTTCGTCTCCGTCTTCACAACCGGGAAGTCTCCCTGTGAATGCGCAAGCTACCTCCCCTTTCAATCTTATCGCCTCGTCCGCTAATTGGTTGGAATCACCGTTGTGGCCATATTTCCGAAATTGGCTCACGATGACCCATTCCAATTGGATGGTGAATCGAATAGAAAGTTGGGGGAAGCATAAATGGTGGGTTGCCCCTGACATTGGTCAAGGTACCCTACCATTATCAAAAGACTCCCCTCCGGGACCTTTTGAGCCGGTAGCATGGTTGGGAAGATTAGGATTTAAGTTGGAGTCGGCGGGTAAAATCCGAGTGTTCGCGATGGTGGACCCATTTACTCAATGGGCCTTAAATGGATTACATTTGGCCATTTTTGGCTTGTTGACTAAAGTTCCTCAAGACGGTACGTTCGACCAACTGTCTCCGATTTATAAGTTATTGGAGTGGAAGAGGGACCAGGAAGTTGGAAAATCCTGTGTTCCTCTCTACTCTTTTGATTTGTCATCGGCGACGGATCGAATCCCTATCGTCTTACAAAAGGTACTTTTGTCCCCTTTCTTAGGAAGTTGGGGGGCTGAACTTTGGTCAATCCTCTTGGTTGGTCGAGAATATAGAAGTGGAAGGACCCTCACTGTGGGGAAAGGCAAGCATAAGCAAGTCTTTTCCCTTGGTGATGGGCGTTCCGTCTATAGGACCGGACAACCAATGGGTGCTTTGAGTTCCTGGGCAATGCTCGCGTTCATTCATCATGCTTTCGTTCAGTATGCAGCCTTCCAAGCTGGACAATTATCATTACGGAATAGTTGGTATAAAGGTTACGCCATCCTTGGGGATGACGTTGTTATAGCTGGTAAAGCTGTTGCGCGTCGTTATCAAGATTTAATGGCACTTATGGGGGTCGAAATCGGGCTTCACAAGTCTGTGATGTCCGGTTCCGGCCGATGCTTGGAGTTTGCTAAGCGTACATTCTATAATGGAGTGGACGTTTCGCCGACTCCCTTCCGTGAATTCGTTGTGGCACGGCGTTCATTAACCGCGTTGCTCGAGTTCATTAGCAAGTATCCCTTAACTTTAGGAGAGTTCCTAACTGTCCTAGGTTATGGGTATAAGGCAAAGGCAGCAGCCTCCACAAGGGTCGTTAATCTTAATAGACGATTGCGTGGATATATTTTATCTTACTATTCTCCTGCAAGCCCTAATTCAGTTGGATTATTTAGGTGGTTATCGATGAAATCGATTAATACTTTTTATAGTTCAGCTTTATTTAGGGTGCAAAGTCTCGCTAAACGCCTCTTTGAGTCCGAAATCCTTCGGATTCGAGAACGGTTGGAGATCTTGACGCCTTATTATGAAGCGGCAAAATTACTGACTAGAGTTTATCGAGATGCTGATCATTATAGAGAGGAAGGTGCCTCTTCTCCCGGGAGACAAGTCTCTCGGGCGGGAGTCTCACCCGAGGTTCCTCGCGGCGTCATTGATAGTATCAATGAAACCGTGTATAGGGAATCCTTCTTTCTTCTAGAAGACCAGCTTAGGGACCTTAAAACTAAGCTTGAGGAACCGATTACTGATGTCCTTCACTGGGACGCGGTAGTTGAGCTCTGGACCCTTCTTGAAAATTTTGAGAAGGATCTAGGGGCGATGCCACGATTAGATAATATTCATTCTCGTCCAGGGATAATGATCCCAAAAACAGGGTTGAATAGTTTGAAAAAGTGGTATCGATACTCAGGTCTATTCCGGTCAACTGATACTAATCTGGATGATAAATTGGCGTAAGTCGGTTTATAGGGATATGATCGTACCATCTGTGAGTGTGCCGCCCCTTGTAAAACTCCTATTACGGATGTGTTACGCAGGACGTAGTTCGGGTAGGAGTGAAGAGTAACAGCTGAGAGTGAACCTCGACTTGGTTCGATGGAATCTCTCTTATTTAAAGGGCCAAACAGGCGGTTGGAGCGAAAAACTCCCGGTGCCTGGGTGAGCCTCCAGCGGTTAAACGGTCCCTACTCGAGAGGGTATGGACTTAAGACTGATTAGGGAGGAGACCTAGCGATCGTTTTTGTTTGGTTTCTTTAGTAAGAGGACAGATGGGGTACTACGGTCATATCAATTAAGACGGGAAGTTAAGATTAATGTTTTAATTTCCTTAGGTTTTATGGAGGGTAATGTCTTCATAATTCTGATAGTGTTTTAATTGTTGGACCTCTTACGAGGCGGGGTTCATCCCTTCTAGTCCAGAATTGATTCTCAATTAAGTCAGTAACCTAGAGCAATCTAGGGAATTACTGATCAACATTTTTGAAACGCATCTGAGCGTAGCAGGGGTAAGAAGTAAAGAGCTGCTGTATCAGTTCTTGGGGGCTTACTC